GAGTCGATACGCATGGCTTCATCAAGAGTTTCGTCATTCTGTGAGACTTCAAAAATCATCTCGGTACTTGAGTCGAGGTCAGTTCCATTTTCTCTAACTGCCGCAACCCTTGCCCCAACTTGCCCCTGCCCTGTCGCACAAGGAATCTTGAAAAGAACACCAACTCCATCTCCGGCAACTAAATCTTGAGACGGTGCTTCAGCTGCAGATAAGGTAATTAAATTATCTACACCATCAGAACTATCAGTATGAGGTTTTGATACAGTAAGATAAGAGTCGGGTGTAGTAGTCCCTATTCCGACTTTGCCATCCGTCTGTACATTAAACTTAGAATCAGTGTTACTAATCTTTACAGCAGTTACTGAATGGTCAGCAAGTTTAGCAGTAGTAACAGCGTTGCTTTGTAACTGATCCGCTCCGATTGTACCTGTAATCGCCACACCAAAACCACGTTCAATGACTACGATGTCCTCACCTCCTGAAAGCGTACTGACAATAGTAAGGGTATCAGTGTCTGGGTCTACTGTATAGTCTGTTGTAGGTTCAAGAACTGATCCATCAACACTGACATCGTAAGCTGTATCTCCGTTTACTTCAGCATCTGTAACACTGTATGTTGTGTTAGCACCAGCTGTTCCAGTAAATACCCACTTAGTAGGAGGAGACGACGCACCACTGGATAGTTGATTTACTTTATCGTCTACGTATTGTTTTGTTGTGGCATCAGCTGTAAGAGTAGGAGCACCTACATTCTTGATCTTACTACCACCAGCGTCCCAGTCTGTGCCTCCAGCTTCCTTCTGCAACGACGCATCGTTTAGTTCTCCTATCTCTTCGTTGAGATAACGATTGTGTAGATACGCTCTGTCCAGTTCTGACTCTGTTAAGACTGATCCGTTCTCAAAGTCTACAAGGTCTGTGCCGGGTTGACTCTTACGACGTACTCTAACAACCTGTCCGGCAGTAGCTCCTGAAGTAAGTACAATCTTAGTGGACGGAGAAGTTACGATAGTGTAGTCAGTGGTCAGTGTTTTCTGTACACCGTCTATCTCAACAACTACGTGTTCGTCTTCTAAATATGGAAAGGTAAAAGCAAAGTCAGTTTGTGCTGCTGTTGCTGTATAATCTACGTACGTGGTTGGCATGATATTATATTATTACTTATTGAGCGAGGAGTTCAAGCACTTAGTCATCGTTGTAGTATTTCAAAAGGAGCAGCGGGTGGTACTTCAGGTGCTTTCACTGTTCCTCTTGTTTCTAAAATACTGTAAAGAGTATCTTCATCTTCGTTTATAAAACTAGCTAAAAATGTTTTATCTTCTAGTATATCTTTCTTAGTTTGATTATAAAATTGATTCAGTAAACTATTCAATGCAACTAAACCTTCGTTAGCGTATTTACCTTTTTCAGTAATTTGAAAGCCTTTGTTGTATTTCTTTATCCAATTAGCGTTAGTAATTAAACTGTTTACTGCTTGGTTAATGTTCATTCGTTTACCTGCTAGTCCTTTGATACCCTCTATCTTTTTAATTTTAACTAGCTGTCTTTTTAATCGTTGATCGAAAGCGTAAGATAACGTCATGCCATCATCATCTACAAAGTCTACCATCTTCAGACGATCTGCTATCATTGCATCCTTACCTTGAATGTTACCGTGCGTATCACTTGCAACTATTTCTTCAAACCTAGTCATGTCTAACTTTTTCCTAGGTGCTTGTCTTATAACAGTTTGCGTAACCCAAGTGTGTGTGCTTTCTAAATCTTCTCCAAGTAAATTTGTCTTCAAGTTAACAGCCCCTGCACCTAAAACAGAGTAAGCAATTCGATCCCAATATCCTTGCCCTCTTAAATCAGGAACTCCATCTTGTAATACTGTTTGTATTATTTTACGAGCTTGAGCAGGAATAGGCACATAACTAGCAACAAGACGTGACAAAGCATTACGTGTAACATCTCCTTCAAATTTAGCTATTTCTTGTGCTGTCTCAACACCTTGAGCTAGTGGCATCGCTTCTGCAAGCTTCTTAAAAGACTGACCTAAAACAAAATCCAACGTCTGATCTTTGGTGAGTATCGTCTGTCCTGTGTCTCTTTCTTCTTTTTTTATTTTATACCAAGACATCACATCAGCTGCCATTGCAATAGGAAAAGACCAAGGTAAGGCAGCTGAGTAATCTGATCCCATTATATTGAAAGATTGTAATTTATTTTTCTGACGTTGATCTACAGTCAGCCATTCAAGCGATCCTGTAGCCATGCCATTAAAAGCAGCAGCACCACCTATAGCGTAAAGAGAAGTAGATAGCATTGCGTCCGTTAGTATGTCTTCGTTGTACCTTAATCTACGTTCTTCCGCTTGGTTCTTTCTGCGTGTTAAGTCTTTTATCTCTTCGTTAATATCACTCTGCAACTTAGGATCATCTATCTTCCTTAGTCTGCTATATTGCTCTTTTAATTTTATATCTAACTCTTTTATTTTTCCGCTGAATGGATTTGCGAACCTTCTAACTCCGGGTGTTACTGAACCAGCAGCCAATGCAGGAGACAGCGAAAACCTTGCACCTCTGTATACCGCTCTAATAGGAACACCTACGTAAGGCAGAAACGCATCGATAAAAGCTGATAACGCTCCGTTGTCGTTTGTTAGTTTTTTAATTCCTCTTATTATTTTTTCCGCACCATTTATCGGCATATCTTCTAAATCCCCATCAGCTGCAAACAATAACTCTTCTCGTATTTGATTAACAGTGTCTTCGAATTCGTGTGCATCGTTAAGCACTGCTAATCCGTCGCTATCTCTCCAAGCCCCGTCATACAATTCAAGTGCTCTTTTTTGTGCTTTAGCCGGATCATTAGGAAACTCTAATATAGCTTTCTTATGTGCTTCTGCGTGTAGTCTTCCTTTGATTAACTGACGTTTAAAAACCGAATCAAGTGTCTGAATACCACGCACGCCCAGCGTCCATAACTGCCCAAACTGTCCGTTCTTTATAGCGTTAGTAAACCAGTTGGACGTATTCTCTAAAGCTTGTACTCTTCTTTCTGCTGACTTGTATGCTCTGGAAACTAGAGAATGCTCACCTCTTTTTAATGATGTAGGATTTATTTCGTCTGACATTCTACCAGCTCTGCTATCTACAGCTGAAACATTCTCAGCAAATGTACGACGCATCTCTGCCCACAATCCTTTGGTGTCGCTTAATATTTTAAAAGCACCCGCAGCATCTGCCATCGCTAATCTTTTTCTAACAGGTAATGCAACGTTATGTGCGTTGTACATAAAATTAGTAAGAGGTCGATAGAATTGTTTAACTACTGCACCAACACCTGTAGGAAGGCCAGCAAGCACTGAAGGTAACTGATCAATCAACGACAACTGACGTGCCATCTTAACGTATCCCCAGCCTTTGCTTAACCAACTAGCTGTGTCCTTTTCTAATGCTTTGTAAAAAGATTCTTCTAGTTCCTTGAAAGCTTTAACGTTTAGTCGTTCTTCTTCTATTTCTTTTCTAGCTCTGTCTAAATCACTAAGCTTTTGACGCATACGTTTTTTAGAATCAGCTATCTTCTTTCGCAATTCTTTTGACCTAGCAGCTTTTGTTGCTCCTTTAGGAGTGGGTGCTGCTTCTTTTCTTAGCTCCCCAACAACAGCACGACCTTCTATATCAGCTACTCTAGCAAGTTCTTGTTCAAGTTTTACAACAGCACGTGCCTCTATCTCTGCTTCTTTATAATACTTTACTTTCTCTTCTAGCTCTTTTAGTCGTGGGTCTTTTTTCTTACTAGGTTTTAACCCTGCTGCTTTTTCTTGCTCATCTATTTTAGCAAAGCGTGAACGTAAACCGTCTAATTCTTTTTGTAGTTTATCACGTTTGTTTTCGTAGGCTTTACGTAACTGCTCTGCTTTAAACTCATCAGACATCTCAACTCTAGCACGGTCAATTTCTTGTACTCTGTTACGCATATTCTTACGTAAGTCTGCTATGTCTTTAGTAAGTTCCTGTACACGACCCGGTGCTTTCTTTTGTGCTGTAGGTTTAGCCTCTACTTCTGCACGTTGTCTACCTAACGGCCCTGTTTCTATCTCTAACAAACGAGCACGTTCCGCTTCTAGTTCTTTGATACGTCGAACTTCAGACTGTGCATCCTTGTAGAACTTTATCTTGTCCTCTAAATCTTTTACTCGTGGGTCTTTTTCTTTAGGTGCAGTAGGTACGAGTTCTTCAGGTTCTTTACCAAACGTAGCACGTAATTCGTCTAGTTCTGTCTGTAAAGTAGTAATCTTCTTTTGAAATGCTTGCTCTGCTTTCTCAGGAGAAAACTCTTCATCCATCTCACGTCTAGCTTTATCTATATCTGCTAAGCGTTGCTTGATGTTAGCTTTGACTTTAGAAATCTTCGCTTTAAGTTCAGTAGCCTTTGTTGTAGGTTTGGTAGGTGCTTTAGGTTTAGGAGTTACAGCAGCTCGTTGTTCACCTAGTGGTGCTACATCTAACTCAGATACTTTAGCAAGCTCTGCCTCTAAACGTTTTACTTCTATGAAATCTTTTTCAGACGCATCGTAGAACTTAATCCGTTGCTTTAAATCAGCAATCTCAGGGTCTTCTTGTAATTGTTTCTTTTGCTCCTTAGTTAATTTAGATGGATCACCGAAACGTCCTTGCAATTCTTTTAAACGCTCTTGCAGTTTCTTCTTACGTTTCTGTAAAGCTTTTTCAGCTTTCTGAGCAGCACTTAAACGTTCTGCTGGTTTTCTCTTTTTTCTTTTCTTAGTAGGTTTCCGTGCTTTTAGTACAACCTTAACATCTACTTCTTCTTCTGGTACAGCAACGTCTACCTCTTCCTCTAAATCAAAATCCTCAAGGAACTCCTGTATATCTTCGTCTTCCTCAACCTTAGACTCTTTAAATACTTCCTGTATCTCGTCGTCTTCTTTTACTTCAGTAGGTTTAGGTTTACGACGCTTCTTCAGTTCTTCTGGTATAGCTAGATACTCGTTAAACATACCTTGTATGTCAGCTTCATCACCGTCCACAACACCACGAGTCTTAGCTTCCAATGTAGCTTGTAGCCTTGCCAACGCTTCGTCTTGTAGTTGAGCACGTATACTGTACTTAGTAGCCCAAGCAAAATCTTTAGCATCACCACGTTGTGATTGAACTAAACGACCACCTGTAGTGTTTAACCAGTCAGTAACATTCCTGTTAAAAGAACGACTAAACTTTATCTCATTCAACATAGCCTGTGCTATATTCTTATCGCTAGGGTTTTTAACAAACGCACGAATCAAATCGTTCATACGCTGTATGTTTGCATCAGCTATCTGCTTACCTTCGCGATTAATACGAGGTGCTTCTATAGACAGCGTACCGCTTTCAGGTGTTGTGTCTATATTCTTAATCCGTTCTATTAAATCATCTAGCGTATCTTCTCTAGCGTCGTCTACGTTTCTTTCTCTTTTAGGAGCTTCAACTACAGGTGCTTCCTTTTCTACTGTTGGTTCTTCTACCTCAGCTTCTTCTTTAACCTCTACTACCTCTTCTACTTCAGGTTCTTCGTCTCGTACAACAATAGGTTCAGATTCTTCTAGTTCTTTAGTAACATCTTCAACTTCTACATCCGGCTCTTCTTTTACAGTAGGTTCTACTTCTTGTTTAGACAGGACTTTGTTAGCCTCCATCATCTCAGCTATCGAATCATCCAGTATAGCTTGTGACTGCTCAATATCTTTGATCTGCTGTAAAGCCTGATGCTTACTAGAGCTTTTAGCTGCTGTTGCTGCTGCCCCTCCGAACCCATAAGCCACTTCAGGAGCTAACGGTTCTTCAGCATCTTTTATTTGTTGTTGTAGTTCTGCCTTCTTTGCTTCTAAATTCTCTTTAGCATTAGCTATAACATCAGTAGCTTTATTCCTGCCCCATTTACCTGTCCTCGCCCACACTGAAAATATCGTATTAAAACTACCACCAGCAGCAGAAGAGAACATATAATCATATACATTACGATCTGTACCGTTTAGGTGTGCTTCTACTTCTTGTCTTAATGCGGACTCAGCTAAACCTAAAGCAGCACCACTAACAAAAGTCTTAGTACCGTTAACAACCAACTCCTTGCCTTTCCACGCTTTAGCGGACGCTAGACTGGGAGCACTCAATCTAAATACTTTATCAGCTGCTTTTGTTACTAAACCGATGCCGAACACCGTAGAAGCAATGCTTTCACCTGCTGAGTAACTGTCTTGTATACCGTATGCTTTACGTATTGATTGTCCTATAAAATTAGATGCAAGCCATATACCGCCCTCGGTTGCTGTTAACCCAACGACTCCCGCAACTGTAGAACTAGGTTCAGGTGTTACAATACCAAGGGTTGATAGTTTTTTAGCGTTATTAGCCCAACGTAAATACTTTTGAGACTGGTGTAGTTTATGAGTACCGTACAAACCTGTACCTAGTTCTCCTGCAGTACTTACTGCTGTTCCTAATATATACTGACCAGTGCTTATCTCGTCCTCAGCTATAGTTACACTCTCTAATACTTCAGGTGGTAGATAGTCGGGGTTAGTGTCTACAGGAGGAGCTGGTTGTATATCTAACTCAGGGTTCTCTTGTATTCTAAACGTATCAAGATTACCTTCAGCTTTAGCTTTTCTAAGCTGTTCCGCAATAGTACTCATTAATAATTGCTCTTCTGTGCGTTATAAAAATTGTCTAACGATTCTGAGTTAAAAATACCTAGACCCTGATATGTTTCTTTTACTTTCTTTTCTTCTTCTGACAATGGTTTCCTTTCTAAATCCTTTTTCAGTATATCGTCAAATTCTAAATACATCCTGTTCAGCTCGCCTAAAGTTCCAAATAGCTGTACATCAGCAGCATCTAATCCAGCCTTCTGTAACATCTTGTAACTTTCAGAATCAAATGTAGCGTAACCGTATCTAGTTAAAGATATTGAAAGAGGTGTAACATCGTTAGCACTCAACATCTTCTTTCTATCCGCTTCTATGTCTCTTCTAAAAAATGGTATCTCTTTTCTTTTTTGTTCTAACAAAGACTTAGGGAATATGGTTTTATATTTTTCTTGTATTCTCTCTGCTTCACTCTCTCCAACAAACTCAAGCGTTATAGGTGTGTCTACATCGTAACTAATCGCAGATGCCTTTGCCATTCCTTCGTATCGTCTTCTTTCGTCTTGTATTAATTTAGTCGTTAAATCCTCTAAAGCAGCATCTCTAACGTCTTCATCCGCAGTCTGTAATCTAAACGCTTCTTTCTCTACTTCATTCTTTATGTAACTAACAGCTCCTGAATTATAAAAATAACTTCTATCATCTAGTGTTATTTCGCTATCTTTTAATTGATCGTCAACAGCACCTAAGTTAGCTAATAACTGGCTTGCTATGTTTTTGTAGTATTCTTTTTTAAGAACATAGTTACCAGCTGTTAGTCTTTCAGATTCATCTATTAACTCTTGAAATTTAGGAATACGACCACCCTCTCTAGATAAATAGCCCTTCCAAGGTTCCTCTTCCTCTTTGTTATCTTTTACATACGCCCTAAAATCTTCAAGGACTTCAGGCATAGTCTCTTCAGTGATTGCTATAGGTGTTATTCCTATTGACTTTATTTCCTCATAGTCCTGCGTAATACTAGGGAGTACTGGAAAATATAAAGCGGTTGCTAAGTCTCCCTCCGATCCTGCTACTTCTTCAAGTACACCTAAAAGGTTTTGACCTATATCCCCAGTCCCTGCGAACACCTTATCTATGTATCCATTCACTCTTTCCTCTGGCATTTCAGGATTCATACTTCTAAATATAGAACGTAATGTATTTAATTTAGATGCTGGCATATCTTCACGATCACGTACACCTGATGATAAAACTGAATAGATTCGTCCTTTTAAAACTTGTTTCTGTTCAGTGGTTGATTGATTACTAACTTCCGCTAACTTCGTATTAACTTTCGAAAGTAAAGGCGTAAGCTGTCTGACTGCTTCCTTTGTTCCGAATACTGGCTTCTTGTTAACACGTATAGTGCCCATAGAATCTAACAAACGTTTAGCGTCGTTGTATCTTCTTTGTGCGTATAGTTGATCGACATTAGCAGCAAACCCATCAATCATTAGTTTGTTTCTTTGTGTTTTATCGATGCCTGAATCCGCAAACAACTGCTCAAAGTTATCAGCAACATCAGCTAGTATAGCTGTATCAAAGCCCTTATCACGTGTAACATTAGAAAGTGTAAGCGTAAGTTCGTCTTGTAAGCCTTGCTCAACTGCTTGTTGTTTCTTTTGTTCGTAAGTGATTGATAATTTATTCTTATATGGAGCAGTTACCGTATTCCATAAAGATTTAGCTGCAACAGAACTAGCTGCTACATTACCCACTTCATTACTAAAGTTAGCCCATTGCTGGTTAATGTATTCGTCAACACTAACATCGAACTCTTCTCTAGTTTTGTACTTATCAAGATTTAATAAATCGTCTGAATCGGACTGCATTTGAGGTATAACAGAATTATTTATAGCTCTTTTCAACAACACGTCGCGATAGGCTCTGTCTCTGTTATATCTAGCTAGAGGATGAAAACCGTTAATGTCTTTATCTCCTAACCTTTTAAGTTCTTGTATTACATTCTGTTCCTCAACTACCTCGGCTTGCTCAACGCCTATCTGTTCTTGTTGTTTCTGTAACTGACCGTACTGCTGCAAGATCGGATTAACTTCACCTAACGCATCAGCTAGGTCATGCCACTTATTCCTACCTGCTCTAACTTGACCAATACTGTACTGACCAGCCCGTTGAATGGTAGGTTGAATGCCGGGGACTGCTCCCCCTAATCCTTGTACTTGTACTCGTTCTCTAGCCATAGTTATGAAACTTGTGTGTTAGGAGTCTTCATCCTGCTCTGTATATCTAAACCTGCTGAGTATCCACTAAGACCACCACTAATCGCTTGTAATCCAGCAGTCAAAGCACTAGGTCTGTTGATAGGTTGATTAATACCGATCTGACGTTGAGTCGTAGCAAACCCTGCTTGTTCAAGACCCATGCCCGTTGCTACTCCACCTAACTCTTGCTGTCTTAAAAGTGCTGCACGATACCCTGCTTCTTGTCGTGTGTAGTCATCCATCAACGCTTGTACACTAGCTCCTGCTACACCTGCTTCTCCAGCAGATACTCTAGCTCTAGCTAATGCTTGTTGTGACTTCTGACTAACTTGTTCTAACTCACGACCCACAGCTTCTTGCTCCTGTGCTTGACGCATACGGATGGAAGTTTGTTCTTGTAAAAATCTTTGTCTCTCAGCAGCTGACGCTTGTGCTTGGTACGCTGCTTGTTGTTTAGCTTGTCTTCTCGCTCCTGCAAATTGAGCACCGACCGCTGCTACTTGAACGGCTGCTGCTATTACTGGTAATGGTACACACATTCTTACTTCCTCTCTAATATAAATGACATATACCCGTCGTACTGGCAATCGCTAAACTCAGCACCCAACCATTGCAACCACCTGTAACTCAACGTGTTAGTCTCCATTACGATGTTTGTTAAATAGTCAAAACCTATCATCATCTCGTCTACCCACTGCTTAGAATGTTTAAGAAAGTATTTCTTAGCTGTAGCCAATCGTCGTGTTCCTAACAACCAAACAACACCAACGTTCTCGTGAGGAGTGACACCAAAGCTACAATACAAACCGTCGTTACCTCGTAATGAATAACACTTACTGCTTGTTTCAAACGATATATTAACAGCGTCCTTTGGGTGGTGCATTAGACCGATACATTCCATCATGTCCTCTTCTCTCATATCGTCGTACAATTCGAACGCATCCATGTCCGGCATAGCTTCCTCTACCCTAAGACCCATATCGTTTACTCCTTGGTACAACCATCGATTCAAACTCAGCAGCTAACAACTTACACGGCAACGCACTATCACTCTTTACTTCAATAGTCACCTTGTCGGGTTGTCCTTGTACTGCAAATCTGAAGTGACCGTCTTGTGGTACGAACTCGTTTAACAAAAGATTAGCTCCTGTGATGTCAGGATTAAACACATACTTATAGGTGTCCCGATACTCAGGTGTTACTTCAACAACAAAGTGTCCAGTGTCTGCATAGTTGATACTACCGTTACGTATCGTTTGGTAGGTATAATCAGAAGCACTACGTCCTCCTCGTTCCGTTGGTTGTTTTAACGATTGATCAGAGAACCTGTACAACATATCGTACGGCTTACCTATAACAAAGTACGTATCGTCATTGTAGAAGTTACCACTAGACCAAGCGGGTGCGGATGTTACATCAGTGCTAACTGACCAGTATGTAACATTAGGAGTTACGGAAGTGTCAACTGCTACGAAAGAACTAGGAGCTGTATGTGTAGTTTCACATTTATAAATAGTACCACCATTACTGACATAACTAGCTAATGCACCTGTCACATCCACCGTAGTGTTGTTAACCATAGTAATAGCTCGTTGTGTCCCTATCTTAGTATAAATCTCTATATCAGTACCAAGACTGACATTGTAAGGTATACCGCTTATTCGTGTCTTCTTAGTGGACGCATCGTAAGCAGCTACAGTAACATCGTTTCCGTCTACCCTACTGTCTAACAACAACGGATAGTCTAGTCCCGTGTCCTTCAGTCCGTCTTCCAATGTCAAGAACTCTAGGTGTAACCCTTCGTCGTCCTTGGTTATCATGTATAACTTACTGTCTATGAAATCAAAACCAACAACGTCACGATCAAAAGTAAACTTCATCCAAGCACTTTGTATCTTTTCTTTATTGCTCCAGAAGTATTTATATACGTACAATGTCTTCAGGTCGCTGTCTACACCGATACACAATGTATTCTCTGCTTGGCTACCTGCTATCTTACGTACGTTGTTTGGTATGTACTTGGGTACTTGTTGTGTAACTTCCTCTGCATCAAAGACTTCTGTATTGTTATCAACAAAGTATTCATACAGTCCTTCGAAGTCGTTACGTTTAAATGTAAAGTATATATAGTTACCGAGAGCTACGGGTTCTACACTGTCTGATATATCGTACTCAGTAACAGGAGAGATAGCTACCGTCTTAGGACTTAGTATATCAGCACCACGCAACACGAACTGGGACTGCTTACTAAACA